ATGCAGAATCACGCCATTCTCCACAGTGATCTGAATTGCTTTTACGCTTCCGTTGAGACAATGCTCGACCCAAGTCTTAGAGGAAAGGCGGTGGCAGTCTGCGGATGCACGGAGGACAGGCACGGCATCGTGCTTGCCAAGTCCGAACTGGCGAAGAAAGCCGGTGTAAAAACCGGAATGGTCAACTGGGAGGCGAAGCAGTGCTGTCGTGACCTCATCATCGTGCCGCCGCAGTATGACCAATACCTCAAATACTCAAAGCTGACCCAGGCTATCTACCAAAGATACACCGATATGGTGGAGCCCTTCGGCATGGACGAATGCTGGCTCGATGTGACCGGCAGTCGGTATGTCTGTGGCGACGCTCGGACGATTGCGGAAAATATCCGCCGCTCCGTGAAGGAGGAACTCGGCCTGACCGTCAGCATCGGCGTATCCTTTAATAAAGTGTTTGCCAAACTGGGGTCCGATTTAAAAAAGCCGGATGCCATCACGGAGATCTCACCGGAGTCCTATAAAGAGAAGGTTTGGCCGCTCCCGTGCAGTGACATGATCTACTGCGGTCCCGCCACCACCAAGAAGCTGGCGCAGTACGGCATCCATACGATCGGAGAAGTTGCCGGTTGTGACCCGCTGTTTCTGAAAGGGCTTCTGGGAGTGAACGGTCTTGCGCTGTGGACTTACGCCAATGGCAGAGATCATTCCAGGGTGATGCACAAAGATTTCGTTTCCCCGGTCAAATCGGTCGGTCACGGCATTACCTGTGTTTCCGACCTGGAAAACGAAGAAGAGGTGTGGAAAGTCATTTTTGCTCTTTCGCAGGATATAGGTCACCGCCTTCGGCTGCACAACCTCGCCACCCGTACCGTCCAAGTCCATGTCCGAGGCAATGATCTGTTCGGCTCACAGTATCAATGCAAGCTGCCGCTCAAGACACAGCTCCCCTCGGAGATTGCCGCTGCCGCATTTCGGAGTTTTAAAGAGCGGTATTCTTGGAACACGAAGGTCAGAGCGGTCACCGTCCGTGCCATTGAACTCTCGCCCAAAGACAGTGCCGAGCAGCTCACGCTGTTTGATAATGTCCAGCACCGCATGGCAATGGAGAAAGTCCAGGATGCTGTGGAGGAGATCCGTGGTCGTTTCGGCAAGAGCGCCATCACTTACGCCTGCCTCATGGGCGATTTAAAAATGCCCACAGACGGAAGAGATAAAGTCAAAATGCCGGGTATTATGTATCAATAGCGCAGGTTTTGTAAAAATTTCATCCAAACTACTTGACAAGGTACGGCTCTATGGATATAATATTGTTAGCATAACTGCTAACAAGCGAACAAGCAGCCGTGCTAATTCGATTCACCGTTGTGATGAGAGTTGCCCGTAATTTATGATAAGAGTGCCGAGAAGAAAAACAAATAGGCGAAAATGAATCAATAACAGGGCTTATAATGTTAAGTAGAAAAGGTGAACGACATGAACACACAGTACCAGAATTTTGGAGAGTTCCTTCAAAGGAAACGCACAGAGAAACAAATCACGCTCCGCAAGATGGCGGAAATGATAGGGATTACTGCGCCCTATTTGACCGACATCGAGAAGGATCGCCGCAATCCTCCCGAAATGGAGAAGTTGGAGCTGATTTCCCAAATTCTCATGCTGAACGACGAGGATAAGACTACGATGTACGATCTGGCCGGCAAGAAGAGAAACTCTGTTGCCCCAGACCTGCCTGACTATATCATGGAACACGACTATGTGTCCGCTGCGCTCCGCACGGCACGTGATCTGGATGCAAGTGAGGCCGACTGGTTGAAGTTCGTCGAGGAGCTCAAGCAGCGAAAGGGGTAATTTATAAAGATGTACACTCCCTCTCTTCGAGTGAAGAACAACGGCGTACCGATTTTGAGCAAAGCCGAGATTGATGCCATCGGAGAGCGTTTCGTACAGGATTTTCAGCCGGAAGTCCTGACGAACCCCTCTCCCGTGGACATCGAGGGCTTTATCGAATTCTATCTCGGAATGACGCCGGATTATCAATATCTGTCCCACAATGGCGTGTACCTTGGGATGACTGTTTTTAACGACACCAATAAGGTGCCGGTTTTTGACCCTGCCACAAATCGGGCGGAGTATATCAGTGCCAAGGCCCGTACCGTCATCATCGACAACCGCCTTCTGGATGAGAGCCAACGGCATCGTTACCGCTTTACGCTCGGACATGAGGGTGGGCATGACATCTTCCATTCCGGCTATTTCTCGTATAACCCCGACCAGGTATCCATTTTTGACGATGAGCTCATCGCCCCCATGATACAGTGCCGGGTCGATAATGGCATGACAAATAAATCGGACACTCGCAAATGGGACGACCATGACTGGATGGAATGGCAGGCCAACCATCTGTCCGCTGCCGTTTTGATGCCGAAGTGTTCGGTGGATCTGCTGGCACGATCCTGCAAGGACAGGCTCAAAACTCCTACATCCCGTGCGATACTGATCGCTAAAATGTCTGACTGCTTCGATGTTTCCATCCAGGCGGCGACAAACAGGCTCAAAGACCTCGGTTACATCAAAACCAACGATACGACCGATTATTCCTACGCTTCTGCCATCATGGATTTTGCAGGCGTGGTCGGTTCTTGAGCGTCCATATCGAAAACTACAGCGGGTTTTACCGCCCGCTGTGTTTTTTTACAGCAAGCGTTAGCAAGTTTGCTAACAAGGTAACATTAAGGAGGTGGTGCCTATGACTACAGCAAGAAAGGAGGACCCCGATGGTAGCGTACCGAGATTGTAAAGGACATCTCGTCTGCATGGCGGATGCCCAGACAGGGATCGTTGAGATCCAGCACAAAGACCGTGCGGTAAGAATGACCGTGCCTGTGGGCGACAGCTTCACAGTAACACTGCGAGATACCGAAACGGTTATGACGCGAATCAGCACAAGGGCTTTTCATGTAAAAAGCCATCCCCGTGCTGCGTAAGCACAAAAGAGAATAACAAGTCCGCAGAGCTGCAAGACGGCCAGGATTTAGCCTCCCCTTTATGGGGCGCGCTATGTCCCGGCCGTCTTTTGTTTTTCCCATAAACCCGAAAAACCTTATATACCCCTTGGGGCAAGTAGCCCCACCAAATTTAATCTCAAAGCCTTGAGATGCGCATTAGAGGCGGCGGGATACATAGAGAACCGAAAACCCCAACAAGGATTTTTTGAACTCGATGTACCCACCGTGCTTTGCCATGCCTTCTTGTAGGTTCTGTCTGCCGGTGTTGTCCATCGTGACCACCGGCTCTTTTTGTGTCCCGACCGCTCAGTGCCGTCTCAAGCGGAAAGGACACATTATGAAAATCAAATACGCATTCTTGGACGGAACAGTGACGGAGGTCGAGGTTTCTGACGAAATCGGTGCCGTCATCATCGACAGCCGTAAGGCGGAGCACGCGCAGGACGAGCGTCATCGCTACCATTGCTACTCCTACGACGCCATCGACTACGAGGGCGAGGAGTACGGTGCTTGCGACGAATATGCCGTAGAGGATGATTCGGCAGAACAGACCGCTCGTATCCGAGAAGCCTTCTCGCATTTGACTGCCACCCAGCAGCGCCGGCTTCGACTGTACGCAAACGGCAAGACCCTGCGGGAAATCGCTGCCATCGAAGAGGCCAGCTTTCAGTCTGTTTCCGAGTCCATCGAGGCAGGCAGAAAAAAGTTTTTGAAAATTTTCCGCCAGACACCCTGACAAATCCACGATTTTTCTGGGTACACCGGAAGGCAACAAAATACAAGCCCTCCGGAAAGGACGGTAACCCCGTATGAGACACAACTTGAATATCCGTGTTTCAGACAAGCCCAGAAACGGCGGCGTAGTTGCTTGCAGAACGGTCAGCATCCGCGAAAAGCTCTTCACCCTGCTTCTGGGACCCAAGCAGAAGGTCATGGTTGTGGTTCCCGGCAACTCGGTCGAGTCCATTGCCATCACCGAAGTTCCGATGGGAGGTGGTGTACATGAGTAAGGTCAAGCTCCTGCTCGATGTGGTCGAGGATCTTCGCTCCCTGGCGGACAGCGTTCAGGCTGTGGCAGATGCCATGCTGCAGAATGAGCCGACTGTCGATGCAGAGCCGAAGACGCCTGCACCCGCTCCCAAGAAGGAGCTAACGCTGGAGGAAGTCCGAGCAGTCCTCGGTGAAAAGAGCCGAGCCGGATTCACGACCGAGATCCAGGCGCTCCTTAAAAAGTACGGTGCTCCGAAGCTCTCCGGCATCGACCCCAAGCACTACGAGGCACTGCTCAAGGATGTGGAGGTGCTGAAGGATGCCCCCTAATCGTCACGCAATCCTCTCGGCCTCTTCCTCCCACCGCTGGCTCCACTGCAATCCATCCGCAAGGTTGGAATTGGAGTTTGAGGACAGAGAAACGGAAGCCGCAGCCGAAGGCACCGCCGCTCATGCGCTGGCGGAACACAAGCTCCGCAAGGCGCTGAAGATGCGCTCCACCCGCCCGGTCAGCAAGTACGACTCCGACGAAATGGAGATGTACACGGACGGCTACCTGGAATTCGTTCTGGAAGCCATCGAGGAAGCCCGGCAGGACTGCCCGGACCCCAAGGTGCTCATTGAGCAGCGGCTGGACTTCTCCTGCTATGTGCCGGACGGCTTCGGCACCGGCGACTGCCTCATCGTGGCAGACAAGCTCCTCCACATTATCGATCTGAAGTACGGCCAGGGCGTGTTGGTGAATGCCGAGGAAAATCCGCAGATGATGCTGTATGCGCTCGGCGCACTCCGTATCTTCGATTGTCTCTACGACATTGAGACAGTTTCTATGACCATCTACCAGCCGCGCCGAGAGAATGTCAGCACCTGGGTCATTTCCGTTGCCGAGCTTCTGGATTGGGCGGATAAGACACTGAAACCCAAGGCCGAGCTTGCCTTCAAAGGCGAAGGTGAATACTGCCCCGGAAGCTGGTGCCAATTCTGCAAGGCGGCGGTCAAGTGCCGAGCCAGAGCTGATGCCAAGCTCCAACTTGCCAAATACGAGTTTGCCCAGCCGCCTCTGCTTTCCGATGCGGAGATCGGCGACATTCTCGGCAAGCTGGATGACCTCACTAAATGGGCAAATGAACTCATGGCCTACGCCCAGGAAGCAGCGGTCAACCACGGAAAACAGTGGCCCGGCTACAAGCTGGTGGAGAGCCGCACCAATCGCAAGTACACCGATGAGGATGCCGTTGTCGCTGCTGCCCGTGCGGCCGGGTATACCGACATCTTCAAGAAGTCCCTCATTCCCATCACTGAGATGGAGAAGCTCATGGGCAAAAAGACCTTTGCCGAGGTGCTCGGCGCTCTGGTCGTCAAGCCCAAAGGAAAGCCGACGCTCGTTCCCGCATCCGACCGGCGTCCGGCTATTACGACCACGGGTGCAAAACAAGACTTTACCGACAATAAAGGAGAACTGTAATTATGGCTAACAAGATGAATTCGACCAAAGTTGTGACCGGCGTTGTCCGCCTGTCCTACGCAAACGTGTGGGAGCCTGCCTCTATTAACGGCAGCAACCCCAAGTATTCCGTGTCCCTCATTATTCCGAAATCCGATAAGCAGACCCTCGACGCTATCAACGCAGCCGTGGACTCTGCCATCAAGGAAGGCGTCGCCAAGTTCGGCGGGAAGATCCCCAATAAGGCGGCTCTGAAGCTCCCGCTCCGTGACGGCGATACCGAGCGTGACGATGAAGCCTACAAGAACAGCTTCTTCGTAAACGCCAACAGCACCACCGCTCCTCAGATCGTGGACCGCAGCGTCCAGCCGATCCTCGACCGCTCTGAGGTATATTCCGGCTGCTACGCCAGAGTGTCCGTTAACTTCTACGCCTTCAATTCCAACGGTAACCGCGGCATCGCCTGTGGTCTTGGCAACATCCAGAAGGTTCGTGACGGTGAGCCTCTCGGCGGCAAGTCCTCTGCGGCTGACGATTTCGCCACCGACCTGGACGACGATTTCCTGTCCTGAGAAAGGAGTGCAACACAATGGAACTGATTCAGAACATCCTGGTAACCGCCCTCCTTGGCATCTGGGCCTGCCTCAGCATCGGCTTCTTCGTTTGGTTGGTGCAGGGCATCAGCAATGACCGCAAGCGTGAAAAGCGTGAGAAGGAACAGGCTTCCCGTGACCTGGAATACCACGAGAAGCGCATGAAGGAATTGAAGTAACCCCAGACGGCTCTGTGGGTGGCAGAAATTGACCTCTGCCACCCATATTCCGTAGGAAGGAATGCGTATGAAAACACTTAGCATCGATATTGAGACCTTCTCCTCCGAGAACCTCACTAAATGCGGCGTGTACCGCTATGCCGAAGCCCCCGACTTTGAGGTCTTGCTTTTCGGCTACTCCGCAGACGGTGAACCGGTGCAGGTCGTGGATCTGACTGCCGGAGAAACACTTCCTGCCGATGTCCGCTCTGCGCTGACCGACCCTGCCGTGACCAAATGGGCGTTCAACGCACAATTCGAGCGTGTGTGTCTGTCCCGCTATCTTGGATACCCAACCGGACAATATCTCGACCCGTCCTCCTGGCACTGCACGATGGTCTGGGCGGCGACCCTGGGTCTGCCGCTTTCCTTGGAAGGTGTCGGTGCTGTGCTGGGCCTCGAAAAGCAGAAACTCAAAGAAGGCAAAGACCTCATTCGGTATTTCTGCACCCCGGCAAAAGCAAGAGACGGTTCGCCCATTCGACATTATCCGACAGATGCGCTGGAGAAATGGTCGCTTTTCAAAGCCTACAACCTTCGGGATGTGGAAACGGAAATGTCCATTCAGCAGAAGCTCTCCAAGTTCCAGGTCACGGAGTCGGAGTGGCGTAACTACACCCTCGACCAGCAGATCAATGACCGGGGCATCATGCTCGACCGCACCCTCGTCACCCAGGCGATTCGCTGTGATGAACGCTTCAAGCGGACGCACATGGAGCAGGCTCGCTCCGTCACCGGCTTGGATAACCCCAACAGTCCGGTGCAGCTCAAGGCGTGGCTTGCCGAAAAAGGCGTGGAGGCAGATTCACTCTCCAAAGCCGCCGTGGCGGATATGCTCGAAAAAGCGGACGGTGAAGTTGAGCTGGCGCTCTCCCTGCGGCAGGAGCTTGCCAAGAGCAGCGTCAAGAAATACACGGCCATGCAGACCGTGGTGGGTTCGGATGACCGGGCCAGAGGGCTTATCCAGTTTTATGGTGCTAACCGCACCGGCCGCTATGCCGGTCGGCTCATCCAGGTGCAGAACCTACCGCAGAACCATCTGCCGGATCTGGATATCGCACGTGCACTGGTTCGCAGCGGCAATACGGATGCCGTGGAAATGCTCTATGACTCCGTGCCGCTGGTACTGTCCGAGCTTATCCGCACCGCTTTTGTGCCGAAACCCGGCTGCCGTTTTTATGTGGCAGACTTCTCCGCCATCGAGGCGAGGGTCATCGCATGGATCGCCGGAGAGCATTGGCGGCAGGATGTTTTTGCAAACGGTGGCGACATTTACTGCGCTTCCGCTTCGCAGATGTTCCATGTCCCCGTGGAAAAGCACGGTGTGAACGGGCATCTGCGGCAGAAAGGCAAAATTGCCGAGCTGGCTCTTGGCTACGGTGGCTCCGTAGGTGCGCTGAAAGCAATGGGCGCACTGAACTACGGCTTACAGGAAGAAGAACTGAAACCGCTGGTGGATGCCTGGCGTCTGTCCAACCCCCATATTACAAAGTTCTGGTGGGATGTGGACAAAGCAGCTTCCACCTGCGTCCGAGAGCGAACTGCCACAGAAACACACGGCATTCGCTTCTGTTATCAGAGCGGCATGATGTTCGTGGTGCTGCCTTCCGGCAGACGGTTGGTGTATGTGAAGCCGAAAATGGGTCTGAACCGCTTCGGCAATGAGTCCGTGACCTATGAAGGTGTCGGCGAACAAAAAAAGTGGCTGCGGCTGGAAAGCTACGGACCCAAGTTCGTGGAGAACATCGTCCAGGCGACGGCGAGGGACATCCTTGCGGAAGCCATGCTCCGGCTGAATGCTGCCGGGTACCGCATCGTCATGCACGTCCACGATGAGGCGGTCATCGAAGCACCGCCGGATACTTCTTTGGAGAATATCTGCTCCGTCATGGGGCAAACGCCCGCTTGGGCATCGGGGCTGCTGCTCCGAGCAGACGGCTATGTCTGCGATTTTTATAAGAAAGACTGAGGTGACCCAAATGGGAGTCAATAAATTCAATTGTGAGGGGTATTACGACCCCACTGCCTACGAGGCACTGACGAAGATCGAGCAGGAAGCCAAGGCACTTCGAGCCTTCCGTCCTGTGGTGTATATCTGCTCTCCGCTGGCCGGGGATTTGGTGAAAAACCAGGAGAACGCCCGTACTTACTGCCGCTTCGCCGTGGAAGCTGGGTGCGTACCCATCGCGCCGCACATCTATTTCACCCAATTCATGAACGACAATGACCGCAAGGAGCGTGACCTGGCACTATTCATGGACATCGTTCTGCTCTCCAAGTGTGCCGAGTTGTGGGTATTCGGAGAGAAAATCACCAGCGGCATGAGCATTGAGATCGAGAAAGCAAAACGAAAAGGTCAGCTTATCCGTTACTTTACCGAAAACTGTGAGGAGGTACACAGATGAAGATCGCAGTCGGCAATAGCCGCATGGATAAAAAGTGGAAGAACCAGGATATCTCCTGGGCGGATCTCTGCGCCCGCTGCGGCAGCACCATCCGCACCACGGAAACGGTTGAAGAATACCGCAAGCTGAAAAAGGGTCAGCAGGACGGCATCAAGGATGTGGGCGGCTTCGTCGGAGGGCATCTCCGGGAAGGTCGCCGCAAAAACGGCATGGTGCTGTGCCGCTCTCTGCTTACCTTGGATATGGACTACGGCACCCCGGATATCTGGGATGAAATTACGCTGTTCCACGACTTCAAGTGCTGCGTCTATTCCACCCATAAACACACACCGGAGCATCCTCGCCTTCGTCTGCTTATCCCGCTAAAACGGGAGATCAGTGAGGAGGAATATCCGGCAGTCGCCCGCATGGTGGCAAAGGAGATCGGTATCGACTTATTTGATGATACCACTTACGAGGCATCCCGGCTCATGTACTGGCCTTCCACCTCTGCCAACGGTGAGTTTTTCTATAAAGTGCAAGACGGCGCAGAGCTTGACCCGGATGAATACCTTTCTCGTTACAACGATTGGCACGATGCCTCCACCTGGCCCGTATCCAGCCGCCAGTCCGAGGTGGTGCAGCACAGCATCGCCCAGCAGGCCGACCCACTGACAAAGCCGGGTGTGGTGGGTGCTTTCTGCCGAGCCTATACCGTGGAGGAAGCCATCGATGCCTTTCTCTCGGAAGTGTATGCGCCGTCTGCGATGAACGGTCGTTACGACTATATCCCCGCCGATTCGTCTGCCGGTGTCATCGTCTACGATGGCAAATTCGCATACAGCCACCATGCCACCGACCCGGTCTGTGGTCGGCTGCTGAATGCCTTTGACCTGGTGCGCCTGCACCGCTTCCGTGACCTGGACGATAAGTGCGCCCCGGATACCGCCCCAGGCAAGTTGCCGTCCTTCCATGCAATGTCGGACTTTGCCCTCAAGGACGAGAAGGTTAAAGCAGTCTTTGCCAAGGAGCGCAAAGCCCAGGCAAGCGAAGAATTCTCCGACGAGGACTGGCAGAAAGCCTTGGAGCTGGACAAGGCCGGCAAGGTAAAAAACACGCTGCAGAACCTCACCGTGATCCTCATGAACGACCCGCTTCTGAAACCGCTGGTGTTCAATCAGCTTCTGGACGGCATGGAGATCAAGGGCGATGTGCCTTGGCGGCACCCCTCGAAATTCTGGCGGGATGCGGATGATGCCCAGCTTATCAGCTATGTGGATTCCCACTACGGCACCTTCTCCGCTCGAAACTATGACATTGCCGTGGCGAAGGTCACGGACGACCGCTCCTACCATCCCATTCGGGAGTTCATTGAAAATCTGCCGGAGTGGGACAAGGTTCCCCGTGTGGACACGCTGCTCATCGACTACCTCGGCGCAGACGATAACGAGTATGTCCGAGCTGTCACCCGGAAGACCCTCTGCGCTGCCATCAAGCGTGTGCTGTACCCCGGCTGCAAATTTGACTCCATGCTGGTGCTGAACGGTCCCCAGGGTGTCGGCAAAAGCACCCTCATTGCAAAGCTGGCCGGAGAGTGGTTCTCCGACAGTCTGAACCTGGGCGACACCAAGGACAAGACCGCTGCAGAGAAATTGCAGGGGTACTGGATCTTGGAGATCGGCGAACTGGCGGGGCTGAAAAAGGCCGAGGTGGAGACGCTGCGCTCCTTCCTCTCCCGACAGAACGACATTTACCGTGCTGCTTTTGGAAAGAGAGCCACACCGCATCTGCGCCAGTGCGTGTTCTTCGGCACCACCAACGCCGAGTCCGGCTATCTGCGGGACACCACCGGAAACCGCCGCTTCTGGCCGGTCAAGACGCCTGGTACTGGCATCAAGCACTCCTGGGATCTGACACCGGAGCTGATCTGCCAGATCTGGGCGGAAACGCTGGTGTATGTGAAGCAGGGCGAGAAGCTCTATCTGAGTGCCGAGTTGGAAGCACTGTCCAAGGCTGAACAGCGGGAGGCGATGGAGTCCGACGAGCGTGAAGGGCTTGTCCGGCTGTATCTCGACACGCTGCTCCCGGAGGATTGGGACGGCATGGACATCTTCGAGCGCCGCAACTTCCTCACAGGCAGCGACTTCGGCGATACCCAAAAGCATGGTACGGTCAAGCGCACCCAGGTGTCCAACATGGAGATCTGGTGCGAGTGCTTCGGCAAGGAACGTGCCAATATCCGCAGAACGGACAGCAACGAGCTGACCGCCATCCTTGCCCGTCTTGGCTGGAAGCGGCTGGACAGCAAGGTGCGTATCCCGCTTTACGGTCCGCAGTATGTCTTTGTTCCCAAGGAGTGTTCCTAATGAAAATGACTGTACCCGACATCCTTCGGAACAGGTTCCGGGGAGAAGCATATCCGCTCGGCACATTTATGGGAACACCCCATGGGAACGGCGGCGGCCCCATAAGTACCAAAGAAAACAGGCGGTCTTGTTCCTGTGTTCCTAACCTTTCTTATATATCGAAAGAAGAAGAAATAAAGAGCAACAAGCACGCAATACGCGCATTTGCGCGCGTAAAGGGCTTTTCGGGTTTTGAGAACACAGGAGGCCATTATGCGTGAGAAAACGATAGAAGCAAAGCTGGTGCAGACCGTTCGTTCAATGGGCGGTCTTGCACCGAAGTTTACAAGCCCCGGCCTTGCTGGAGTACCGGACCGTCTGGTACTCCTGCCCGACGGCAAAATCGCCTTCATTGAGCTGAAAGCACCGGGCAAAACACTCCGCCCTCTGCAAGTAAGGCGAAAAAGGCAGTTAGAAGCACTCGGCTTTTCGGTGTACTGCATCGATAGCCCCGAACAGATTGGAGGGATACTCAGTGAAATACAAGGCGCATGACTACCAGGCGTATGCCACGAACTTCATCCTGGAGCATCCAATCTCCGCTGTATTCCTCGACATGGGTCTTGGTAAGAGCATCATCACGCTTTCCGCCATCTTCGACCTTTGCCTCGACAGTTTTCTGGTTCGCAAGGTGCTGGTCATCGCTCCGCTGCGTGTCGCCAGAGATACATGGCCTGCGGAGATCCACAAGTGGGATCATCTGCAGGGGCTGACCTACTCGGTGGCTGTCGGTACAGAAGCAGAGCGCAAGGCGGCACTCCGGCAGCGGGTCAGCGTGTACATCATCAACCGGGAGAATGTCCAGTGGCTCATTGAGGAGAGCGGCATCCCTTTCGACTACGACATGGTGGTCATCGATGAGCTGTCCTCCTTCAAGAGCTATCAGGCAAAGCGGTTCAGAACTCTTCTGAAAGTCCGTCCCGGCATCAAGCGCATCGTGGGCCTGACCGGCACGCCAAGCAGCAACGGTCTTATGGATCTGTGGGCGGAGTTTCGCATCCTCGATATGGGCAAGCGGCTCGGTCGGTTCATCACCCATTACCGCAACACCTTCTTCCGCCCGGACAAGCGCAACGGACAGGTGGTGTTCAGCTACAAGCCGCTGCCCGGTGCGGAGGAACAGATCTATGATGCCATCTCCGACATCACCATCTCCATGAAAGCCGTCGACCATTTGGATATGCCGGAGTGCGTTCATAATGACGCCATTGTGACGCTATCCGAAACAGAGCGCAAAGCCTACGATGCCATGAAACAAGACCTGGTTATCTCGCTGAAAGGCGAAGAAATCGACGCCGGGAACGCCGCAGCGCTTGCGAATAAGCTCTCCCAGATGGCAAACGGAGCAGTCTACGGAGAGGACAAGCGTGTGTTTCAGATACACGACCGCAAGCTGGATATGCTGGAGGATCTCATCGAAGCCGCAAATGGGAAACCCGTCCTTGTGGCGTACTGGTTCAAGCACGACCTGGAGCGCATCTCCGAGCGGCTCCACAAACGACACATCCCGTTCAGTCTGCTGGACGATTCCGACAGCATCCGCAGATGGAACAGCGGTGAGCTGCCCGTGGCACTCATCCACCCGGCTTCTGCCGGTCATGGGCTGAACCTGCAGGCAGGCGGCTCGACCCTCATCTGGATTGGGCTGACCTGGTCTCTGGAGCTTTACCAGCAGACCAACGCCCGACTGTGGCGACAGGGACAGACCGCCGATACTGTGGTCATTCACCACATCATTGCAAAAGACACCATCGACGAGCGCATCATGACTGCGCTCCGCAAAAAAGAAAAGACCCAGACTGCACTCATTGATGCGGTCAAGGCCAACTTGGAGGAATGAGAATGGATACCTGTTATACAAACCTCGCAAACGCTATTATTCTGGCGGCAGCGAAAGACCATCGCCGTGCGCTGCGCCGTTTGAAGAAATACCCCTGGGACAAGGATGCCGAATCCGTCAGGAAGGATTGTGAGCGGTTCTTCCGCTCCGGCTGGTTTCAGACGCTTACTTCTCTGGACGGTGAGGTGCTGATTGAAAAACTCCACCGGGAGGTGTACGGCGTATGACGGCAAAGGAATATCTCAGTCAGGCATACCGCCTCGACCAGCGTATCGATTCCAACATTGCGGAGATCACCCGCCTGGGGGAAATGGCCTGCGGTATCTCCTCGCCGTCCTGGGAGGAAAAAGTGCAGACCTCTCGCAACACGGATGCGCCCTTCGTGCGGTGCCTGGAAAAGATCATGGACCTTGAAAAAGTGGTCAACAATGAGATTGACACCCTCGTTGACTTGAAACGGCAGATCCGCACGACAGTGGACACCGTTGCCAATGTCAACGAGCGCATGGTTCTCCGCTACCGCTACATCCACAACATGACCTGGGAGCAGATCGGCGGAGAGTTGAACGCAGATGAAAGCACCATTCGCAGATGGCATAAGGCAGCTCTTTCGGCAGTGGTTTTACCCACCGACCCGATTCGGATCTGAAAGACGCCGGAAATACCCGCCTTTGTCGGTAGATGCCCACCTCGACATTATGATATGATATAATCAGCGAAAAAGAATCGAGGACAGCCTCATGGGAGCAATCCCATGGGGCTTTTCTTATGCCCGAAGGAGGTGAGCAAATGCCCAAGCGACCACTCAGACCCTGCTCTCATCCCGGCTGCCCCAACCTCTGTGAAGGACAGTTTTGTGAACAGCACCGTGTGGAGGAACGCCGCAAGTACGACAAATACGAGCGCAGTTCCGATGTTAACCGCAAGTACGGCAGAGCGTGGAAACGCATCCGTGACCGCTATGCGGCGGAGCATCCTCTCTGTGAGATGTGCCTCAAAGAAGGTCGGCTGACTCCGGTACAGGAAGTTCACCACATTCTGCCCGTTTCCAAAGGCGGTACTCACGCAAGGGACAACCTCATGAGCCTTTGTCAGTCCTGCCACACCAAGATCCACCACGACCTCGGCGACCGGTAGGGGGATGAAAATCTCCGGGACCTTTTCGGTCGGGCAACGGCCCGGGGTCACGTGCGCAAAAAAGGCGAAATCAAAAGGGTAATTAAGGGAGGTGAACTCGGATGCCCACAAAATCGAATAACACAGGCGGGCGCGGCGGCGCAAGACCCGGTGCGGGAAGGAAGAAATCCGCAGTCAAGGACAAGGCCGAAAACGGGAATCCCGGTGGCAGAAAACTTGAAGTGCTGGACATTCCCGAAGTCGAGGGTGTTGCTATGCCGAAGCCCCATGATTTTCTTTCCGCCGAGCAGCGGGACGGCAGCGTCCTGCAGGCGCAGGAAATCTACACGGAAACCTGGCAGTGGCTCAAAGGCATCGGCTGTGCCGCAAAGGTGTCGCCGCAGCTCTTGGAGCGCTATGCCATGTGTTCCGCTCGTTGGGTGCAGTGCGAGGAAATGACCAACCGCATGGGTTTTCTCTCCAAGCACCCCACCACGGGAAAGCCGATCCCGTCTCCGATTATTAACATCGGCATCAACTACATGAACCAGGCGGTTCGGCTCTGGAATGAGATTTTCCAGATCGTGAAAGAAAACTGCAGTACGGAATACGGCGAGTCAACGCCGCAGGACGACCTTATGGAACGCCTGCTCCGTGCGAGAAAGGGGTAACACCATGTTTGAAAAAGTAAATCCGTGCCACCCGGATAAGGTGGCAGACAGAATTGCCGGTGCGCTTGTCGACCTGGCATACAAGAAAGCAGAAAATCCCCGCATCGCTGTTGAAGTCCTCATCGGTCACGGCGTATGCCACATCATTGCGGAGGCTTCGGTGAGTATTCCGATAGAGGAAATCACCGCCGCCGTTCACCGCATTGCTGGAACCCTCGCCGTGGACTATGTAGAAGTGCCGCAGGACGGTCACCTCGCCGACAACCAGGCAGACGGCGTCCGCTGCGGCGATAACGGCATCTTCAAAGGAATGCCCGTGACCGAGGAGCAGAAAGAGCTGTCGCAGATCGCACGGGACATTTTCTCTGTGTGTCCCTATGACGGGAAGTACATTCTGGACAGCGACCGGCTCATCCTCTGCCAGAGCAATGCGCCTTCGGATGCACTCCGAAAGCTGTATCCCGATGCTGAGATCAATCCGCTCGGTGACTGGACAGGCGGAACAGATGTGGACACCGGCGCAACTAACCGCAAGCTCGGTTCGGATATGGCCGACTCGGTGACAGGCGGCGGTCTGCACGGCAAGGATCTATCCAAGGCGGATGTGTCCGTGAATATCTACGCTTTCCTCAAAGCACAGGAAACCGGCAAGGCCGTGACGCTCTGCTGCGCCATTGGGGATGATACCGTGGATGGCAGACCCTACGCTGAAATCGTAGAGATCGCCCAGCGCTACATCCGCTCGGTCGGCGGCTTTGAGAAGTTTGCGGAATGGGGGCTGGTCTGATGAAAACAACGACCGAAATGCAGCTCGTCCCCATCACGAAGCTGGTTCCCTATGTTAATAACGCCCGGACACACAGCCCGGAGCAGATCAATAAGCTCCGCTCCTCGCTTAGAGAGTTCGGCTTTATCAATCCCGTCATCATCGACCGTGACTATGGCGTTATTGCCGGTCACGGTCGTATTCTTGCTGCCAAGGAGGAAGGCATCACCGAGGTGCCGTGCGTCTTTGCCGACCACCTCACCGAAGCCCAGAAGAAGGCCTACATCATTGCCGACAACCGCATGGCGATGGACGCAGGCTGGGACGAAGAGCTTCTGCGTGTGGAGATCGAGTCTCTGCAGGCGGCGGACTTTGACCCGCTCCTCACCGGCTTTGACGAAAAGGAATTGTCGAAGCTGTTTGACGATGGCATTGAAGCCAAAGAGGACGATTTTGATGTGGATGCCGAGCTGCAAAAACCGACCTTCACGAAGTCCGGCGATATCTGGACACTGGGACGGCACCGGCTCATCTGCGGCGACAGTACCAAGGGGGAAACCTACACCGCTCTCATGGACGGCCGCAAAGCAAACCTCGTCATCACCGACCCGCCCTACAATGTGAACTACGAGGGCAGCGCCGGGAAAATCAAAAACGACAACATGGCATCGGAGAAGTTTTTCGACTTCCTCTTCGATGCCTTTTCCAATATGGAAAAGGTTATGGCAGACGATGCCTCCATCTATGTGTTCCACGCCGACACCGAGGGGCTGAATTTTCGAAAAGCGTTTGACGCCGCCGGGTTCTACCTCTCCGGCTGCTGTATCTGGAAGAAGCAGTCGCTGGTGCTGGGACGCTCCCCGTACCAGTGGCAGCACGAGCCGTGCCTCTACGGCTGGAAGAAGAAAGGCAAGCACCAGTGGTACACCGGGCGCAAAGAGTCCACCATTTGGGAGTTCGACAAGCCCAAGAAAAACGGCGACCATCCCACCATGAAGCCTGTTCCACTGCTGGCCTATCCCATTCAGAACAGCTCTATGGCAAACAGTGTGGTGCTCGACCCCTTCGGCGGCTCCGGCTCCACGCTCATTGCCTGTGAGCAGACCGACCGCATCTGCTATAGCATCGAACTGGATGAGAAGTTCTGCGACGTCATCGTAAAACGGTACATCGAGCAGGTCGGCTCGGATGAAAAGGCCAGCGTTCTGCGGGATGGGAAAGAATACAAGTTCAACGAGGTGTGTGATGGAGCAGAATAAGCCGGAATACCATGTTGTTTCTCTTTCAGGCGGCAAGGACTCCACCGCCATGCTTCTTGGGATGCTGGAGCGCGACATGAAAATTGACTGCATTCTTTTCTGTGATACAGGGCTTGAATTTCCTGCTATGTATGATCATATCGCAAAGGTTGAAAAGGACATCGGTCGGAAAATTACCAGCGTCAGAGCCGAGCATACCTATGAGGAACTCATGTTTGATGTTCCGGTACGGCGTAGTGCAGATTCGCCTGTCGTCCGGCAATACGGAGCGCAATTGAATGGCTACGGATGGCCTGGCCCTCGGCAACGGTGGTGTACCACACGGCTCAAGGCGATGCCGCGAGAGCGTTTTCTGAGGGGACTGCGGAAACAGTATGAGGTCATTGAATATGTCGGCATTGCCGCCGATGAGCAATATCGCCTGGAACGAGCGAACAATCAGAATCCCAACCACCGACACCCGTTGGTAGATTGGTGCTGGACGGAGCGCGACTGCCTGCGGTACTGCTATGAGCGTGGATATGATTGGGATGGCCTGTATGAGCATTTCAAGCGCGTGTCCTGCTGGTGCTGTCCGCTGCAATCGTTGACGGAGCTGCGGGAGCTGCATCAGCACTTTCCAGGGCTTTGGGAGCAACTGAAAACATGGGATAAACGAACCTGGCGAAACTTCCGTGCCGACTACAGCGTGGAGGATTTGGAGGTTCGTTTTTTGCTGGAGCGCGAGTGGACGGCTGCCGGAAAGTCTATCCGAAGCAGAGCGTTCTACACTGCGCTGAGAGAACGATTGGAGGCATCCAGATGAAAACTGAAAAGCCTTTGACCCTCGGAAGCCTGTTTGATGGCTCTGGGGGTTTTCCCTTGGGTGGGCTGCTTGCGGGTATCACTCCTGTGTGGGCATCGGAAATTGAGCCGTTTCCCATTCGAGTGACCACCAAGCGTCTGCCTTTTATGAAGCACTACGGAAACATCTCCGCTATGGACGGCGGCAGAATCGAGCCTGTGGACATTATAACCTTCGGCAGCCCATGCCAGGACATGAGCGTGGCAGGCCGAAGGGACGGTCTGGACGGTTCCCGTTCCAGCCTTTTCTATGAAGCCGTCCGAATCATCAAAGAAATGAGGTGTGCCACCGATGGCAGATATCCAAGATACATCGTATGGGAGAATGTCCCCGGAGCCTTCTCCTCGAACAAGGGCGAGGACTTCAAAGCCGTCCTCGAAGCGGTCATCGGCATCGCCGAGCCGAATGCCGAGGTGCCTATGCCTGAAAAGGCACGATGGCCCTACGCCGACCTATACCTGGGAGATGGATGGAGCGTTGCGTACCGAACTCTTGATGCGCAATACTGGGGAGTTCCCCAGCGAAGACGCCGCATCTACCTTGTCGCAGATCTTGCAGGCAGAAGTGCCGGAAAAATACTATTTGAGTCAGAAGGCTTGTCTGGGTATTCTGCGGAGGGCTTCCGCTCGTGGCAAAGAGCTGCCGGAAGTTTTACGCCTTGCGCTGGAGCGGCAGGCTATGACGGATACAACGGCAGTCTGACCGAGGAGGTTTCTTCCACCCTCGGCGTGAACTGCGGAATGAGTACCGGTCGTAACGGCATCGTGCTGAACGACCAGGGCGGCAACCGCATGGACATCACAGAGGAGGTTACCTCGACGCTCCGAGCGGAAGCACACCATCCGCCCTGCGTGATGGAATCGGCAGGCTTCTGCACCGAGCATTCCGCAAAAAGCCGCACCATCGGCTATGAGGAAGAGTGTTCTCCCACGCTCCGTGCAGGAGTCGTTCCTGCGGCGGTGGCACTGGAAAACCATCCGACCGACAGTAGGGTCAAACTTTCCGAGGACGGCAATGTGCAGACGCTGACCTCCCGCATGGGAACCGGCGGCAACAATGTACCGCTTGTGATGAAGATCCGCTCCGGCTGCGAAGGTGGTGGCAAGGGCGCGCTCATTCAGGAAAATAAATCCGCAACTCTGTCCTGCAACAACGATCAGACGCTGTTCGAGCCTTGCGGCTGGGACGGTGGACAGATCTCGCCCACGCTTACCAAGCAGAACGCAGGCGGAAATCAGCGGATGCCGGACAAGGACAATTTCACCTGCGTTCTTCAGCCCTTTGGCATCTGCTCTAAGGACTCCAATGCCATGAAGTCAGACAATCCTCACAGCGGCATCTACGAAGCCGAAACCGCACGAACGCTTGACGGCAACGGCGGAAACCCCTCCTGCAACCAAGGCGGCATCGCCGTGGTAGCTTTCACGCAGAATCAGCGGGATGAGGTTCGTGACCTCGGTGACCGCTCCGCTGTGGTGTGCGCCAATGCCGGAACAAAGCAGCAGACCTTTGTACTGCAAGGCTCTATGATTGGCAGAGATAACAAAAACGGTCCCCAAGGCAGCGGCGTGAACGAAGATGTCTGCTTCACATTGGATACGGCAGACCGGCACGCCGTATATGCTATGACCACCGGCAGCTTTACCCAGGTGGAGAAAAATCAGTCCCCGGCGATTATGGCACGAGACTATAAAGACCCGAATGTCGTGTGTCCCGCTGGAGGATATACCGTGCGCAGGCTGACCCCGACCGAATGTGCCAGACTTCAAGGTTTCCCAGACAACTGGTGCGCCAACCTCGGCACGGAAAAAACGACCGATGAAGAGTTGTACTTCTGGCACAAGGTGTTCAAGACCTATTCCGAAGTGACCGGCTGCAAAATGAAATCCGACAAGCAGGTCGCCAAGTGGCTGAAAAATCCGTATTCCGACAGTGCGGAATATAAGATGTGGGGCAACGGCGTGGCACTCCCGTGCGTATGGTTCGTGCTCTGCGGGATCGTGTGGTATGCACAGTCCGGCGGCGATAATGCGCCGATATAATCTACACCGGAAATGTGAAGATATAACTGGATATATGCCGAGCATGACGGTAATATGTGACTACCAAAAATCAAGGAGGTCACTTAAATGACGATTACAATTAATGCCCAGGGTGCGGAACGCAAGCGGCTGGTACAGACCATCGCACAGTGGCTCGGCTGTGAAGCCAAGTACCTGGGGGTTCCGTCCTGCGCCTACCAGGTAGACTGCTTCACCATCAACCGAAACGGCAGTCTTTCCTTTGACGACCATGCCGACAGCGAGGTCATTGAAAGATTGCTGGAGCATATCTACGATGAGGGCTTTGACATCGACCAGAGCCACACTGATGACGAGGACGAGCCTTGCGCCGTCTGCATTTCCATGCCGAAGAGTCTGTTCACCGATAGCAATCTGGATAACCTCAAGGCACTCATTGCCGCCAAGGGTGGTCTTATCAAGAAAGCCCTCGGCGTCGCTGACCTGCCACTGGAAATCACGGACACGAAGGTATCCTTCCCTTGGTTCCCGGCGACTCCCACCCCGGATGAGATGAAAGCCTACGACACCTTCATCTGCAAGCTGTGCGAGATGGCACGGAATCAGAAACGGGTCAACGCAACGGAAAAGCTAATCGACAATGAGAAATATGCATTTCGTTGCTTCCTGCTTCGCTTGGGTTTTATCGGCGCGGAATACAAAACCGCGCGGAAAATACTGCTGAAGAACCTGTCCGGCTCCTCGGCATTCAGGAACGGAGGTGCGCAGCATGAGATTTCCGAGTAAAGAGACGGTCGAGCGTATCCGTAAGGAATACCCGGTCGGCACCCGTGTGGAGCTTGTTCAGATGGATGACCCACAGGCACCGCCTGTCGGCACGAAAGGCACCGTGCGAGGTGTGGATGACATCGGCAGCATCATGGTTGCCTGGGATAACGGCTGCGGTCTGAGCGTGGCTTACGGGGAGGATATTTGCCGTAAACTGCTGTAATATACACAGCTTCCGAACCACAAGATCGTGTAGTTTATAGCTCAGATATAACTGGATATAGTGTGCTTTCAGAGGTAATATGTGACTACCGAAAGGGAAAACAAACCAAAACGGAGGTCACAAACATGAGCCAGAGAACAGAAAACCAGGTAGCCGAAATGAAGAAGCAGACCATCGGGGTCGAGGTCGAAATGAACAGCATCACCAGAGAGAAGGCCGCAAGGCTGGCAGCCACCTTCTTCGGTACCGGGCGGTACGAGAACACCGCTTGCCGCAACGGCTACTGCACTTGGTCGGCTTGGGATGAGAGCGGACGCGAGTGGAAATTCCAGAAGGACGTCAGCATCGCGGGCCCGGACAGCGAGAAATGCGAGATGGTCACGCCGATCCTCACCTACGTTGACATGGAGACCTTGCAGGAGCTGGTTCGCCGCCTCCGCAAAGCCGGAGCAAAAAGTGATGCCACAAGAGGCTGCGGTGTTCACATCCACATCGGTGCCAAGGGGCACACGCCCCAAACACTGCGAAACCTCGCCAACATCATGGCAAGCCACGAAGACCTCCTGGCAAGCGCACTGAACCTCGACAGAGGCCGCATCAGCCGCTACTGCCGCACGGTTGACCCCAGATTCCTGGAACGGCTGAACAACAGAAAACCCACCACCATGGCAGCCTTGGCTGATATTTGGTACGGCAGCCAGAACGCCGACTACGGCAGAAGCCAGCACTACAACGACAGCCGCTACCATATGCTGAACCTCCATGCCACCTTCACCAAGGGAACGGTCGAGTTCCGGCTCTTCCAGTTCGATGCTCCGGCAGACGGCAAGCAGAACGGGCTCCACGCTGGCCAGCTCAAGAGTTACATTCAGCTTTGCCTTGCACTCAGCCAGATTGCAAAGACGGTCAGAACCGCAAGCCCCAAGCCCCAACAGAACGAAAACCCCAAATACGCAATGCGCACTTGGCTCCTTCGCCTCGGCTTTATTGGCGACGAGTTCAAGACCGCAAGAGAACTCCTAACGAAGCGCCTTGATGGGGATGCAGCCTTCCGCAGCGGCAGAGCAGCCGCTTGAAGGACGCAGCCCAGAGGCCCCCGAACCCGCTGATGGCGGGCTTTCGGTGGTAGAAGGCAACTTCGGAAAGGAGTATTTTTTATGGAAAAACGCTATTACATCGCTTATGGCAGCAACCTCAATGTCCGTCAGATGCGGATGCGCTGCCCGTCGGCACGGATCATCGGCACATCGGTTCTCAAGGATTACGAACTGCTTTTCAAGGGCAGCAAAACAGGCTCTTACCTTACGGTGGAAAAGAAGTCCGGCGTCTCAGTTCCTGTTGCTGTATGGGAAGTCACCGCAGAGGATGAAAAAGCCCTGGACCGTTACGAGGGTTTCCCGAACTTCTATTACAAGAAGGAGTTGACCCTACCAATCAAGGGTATCCGCACGGGCAAAATCCGTAAGCGCCGGGTATTCGTGTACATCATGCATGAGGACAGGCCCATCGGCATTCCGTCCATTCCTTATATGCAGACCTGCATCCAGGGCTACGACGATTTTGGCTTTGACCGGCTTGTGCTGATAGACGCTTATCTCAAATGTGGGGAGGAACATCATGAGGGAAAATAAAATCATCCGAATATCGGTCTGTCCCAGGTGCGGGCAAGCTTACCGGGAGCATCCGGCTCTTTCAAGGCTCGACAACGAAACACTCATCTGCCCAGATTGTGGCACACGGGAAGCACTCGACTCTATCGGCGTAAAGCCGAAGGAGCAGGAGCAGATCATCGCCTCCATTCACCGCTGCCGTCAGCCGGAATAACGCTGTAAAATGCACAGTTTTTACTCCGAATGATCGTGTACTATATGACTCCGAAATGACTGGATATATCCCAGACATGACGGTAATATACACTCACAACAAAACAAACGGAGGTACACGATTATGTGGAAAGAAGGCAGCATCAGAGTTAACGGTGAGGTTTTTCACTACTGGATGAAGCAGTACGACAAAGGCTCCGAGTGGGGTATCGACGGCGGACGCATTTCCAAGCTCATGCTCAAGCGGGACGGCAAAATCGTCTGCAACTACGACAGAGGCTGGGACATCGAACCCGCCGATGAGAACACGCAGCTTGCGCTGGAGCTTCTGCTCCACAGCGAGAACTGGTAATCCAATAATTCCATAAAGGGACTGAGCCGAAAGGCTCTTTCTCTCGTATATTCCGAAGCAGCCACAGGGCTGTATTTTTTATGCCCAGGAGGTGGTCTCTACGAGAAAACTGAAAACATATAAGCCCACAAGGTTCATGGAGAAAGCCTCCCACTACGATGTGGACGCAGCGGATTATGCCGTCATGTTCATCGAGAGCCTGTGCCACACCAAAGGCACCTGGGCGAGAAAGCCCTTCGAACTCATCGACTGGCAGGAGCAGATTATCCGGGATATCTTCGGTGTCCTCAAGCCCAACGGATACCGACAGTTCAATACGGCATACATCGAGATTCCCAAGAAACAGGGCAAGTCGGAGCTTGCCGCTGCGGTGGCGCTTCTGCTCACCTGCGGTGACGGAGAGGAACGAGCCGAGGTCTACGGATGCGCTGCCGACCGCCAGCAGGCATCCATTGTTTTCAATGTGGCGGCAGATATGGTGCGTATGTGTCCTGCGCTCTCAAAGCGGGTCAAGATACTGGATTCCCAGAAGCGGCTCATTTATCAGCCAACGGGCAGTATCTACCAGGTGCTCTCTGCCGATGTCGGCAACAAGCACGGCTTCAACACTCACGGTGTGGTATTCGATGAACTGCACACGCAGCCGAACCGCAAACTCTTTGATGTCATGACCAAAGGCTCCGGCGACGCTCGTATGCAGCCGCTGTATTTCCTCATCACCACGGCCGGCAATGATACGAAGTCCATCTGCTATGAGATACATCAGAAAGCAAAAGATATCATCGAGGGTCGCAAAATCGACCATACCTTCTATCCCGTTATCTACGGTGCGGAAGAATCAGATGATTGGACGGACCCGAAGGTCTGGAAGAAGGCCAATCCCTCCCTCGGCATCACGGTCGGCATCGACAAGGTGAAGGACGCCTGCGAGTCTGCCAAGCAGAACCCCGGCGAGGAGAACTCCTTCCGGCAGCTGAGACTTAACCAGTGGGTGAAACAGGCGGTGCGCTGGATGCCCATGGACAAGTGGGACAAATGCGAGTTCGCTGTCTGCGAGGACGATCTGGAAGGCCGCGTCTGCTACGGCGGTCTGGATCTGTCCTCCACTACGGATATTACGGCGTTCGTTCTGGTGTTCCCGCCGGAGGACGAGAACGACAAATACATCATCCTGCCGTACTTCTGGATACCGGAGGACAACCTCGACCTTCGAGTCCGGCGTGACCATGTGCCATACGATGTATGGGAGCGTCAGGGATACCTCCAAACCACCGAGGGTAATGTTGTTCATTACGGCTACATCGAGAAGTTCATCGAAAGCCTGGGCGAACGCTTCAACATTCGTGAGATCGCCTTTGACCGCTGGGGAGCCGTGCAGATGGTCCAGAACCTTGAGGGCATGGGCTTTACGGTCGTTCCCTTTGGACAGGGTTTCAAAGATATGTCCCCGCCCACCAAGGAGCTGATGAAACTGGTGCTGGAACAGCGCATTGCCCACGGCGGACACCCCGTCCTCCGCTGGATGATGGACAACATCTTCATCCGCACCGACCCTGCCGGAAACATCAAGCCGGACAAAGAGAAATCCACAGAGAAAATCGACGGTGCCGTGGCGACCATTATGGCACTCGACCGCGCTATTCGCTGCGGCAATGAGAATGTAGAGAGCGTATACGACACAAGGGGCCTGCTGTTTATCTGAATTTGTAAACTTCTTGCGAATCGCTTGCATATCGCAAGCAAAAGTGGTATACTATATTCGCAAGGAGGCGATGAGTTATGGCAAGAACTTCTAATGTATTCGCGCGTGTAGAGCCTGAAATCAAAGAACAGGCCGAACAGGTACTTGATCAACTGGGTATCCCCATGTCCAATGCGGTCAGTATGTTTCTGCGGCAGATCGTTCTGCAGCGCGGCATTCCGTTTGAAATGAAACTGCCGGAGCGCAAACCGGTGGCTTTTGGGTCTTTGACGAAGGAGCAGAAGGATGCAGAGCTTGAGAAAGGCATGGCAGATATCCGTGCTGGTCGCACCCATTCTGCACAAAGCGTCATGGATGAACTGAAAAGAGACTACGGCGTATGAACTGGGAAGTAGAGTTCACCGACCAGGCAAAACAAGACCTTCGAGATATTCTGGACTATATCACCTATGAGTTGCAGGAACCGAAGGTCGCTGTGACCCTGGTACGGCATATTACAAAAGAGATCCTCTCTTTGAACCAGATGCCCATGCGGTATCGGCTTTATGATGAGGAACCTTGGAAAAATCAAGGATTACGCTGTTTCCCGGTCAAAAACTATCTCATTTTCTATTACCCGGACGAAAGCAAAAGCACGGTCTATGCCGTGCGTGTGATTTATGGTGGACGGGATATCAGCCGTCAACTGAGCGAAACCGAAACGATCTGAATTCAGCACAACGAGAGCATCTGTCTACGGACAGGTGCTTTTCTTTTGCCCATTTTTAAGGAGAGTGATGTCAATGGGTATCTTTTCTGGGCTGTTCAAATCCAGGGACAAGCCTCAAGGCCGCACGATGGGAAGCAACTACGCCTTTTTCATGGGCGGCACGACCTCCGGCAAAGCGGTGACGGAGCGCTCGGCAATGCAGATGACCGCTGTGTATTCCTGTGTCCGCATCCTGTCGGAAGCTGTCGCAGGACTGCCGCTGCACCTTTATAAATACACGGACAGCGGCGGCAAGGCAATGGCGCTCAACCATCCGCTCTACCGCTTGCTCCACGATGAGCCGAACCCGGAAATGAGCTCCTTCGTATTCCGGGAAACGCTCATGACGCACCTACTCCTCTGGGGCAACGCTTACGCTCAGATCATCCGAAACGGCAAGGGCGAAGTGGTGGCACTGTACCCGCTTATGCCCAACCGCATGGAGGTCAACCGGGATAAAAACGGTAAGCTCTACTACCTCTATTCTACCCAGTCCGACGATGCCCCCACCATGAAAGGCTCAACGGTCTATCTTGACCCATCCGAAGTGCTTCACATTCCCGGTTTGGGTTTTGACGGCTTGGTGGGCTACAGCCCCATCGCTATGGCAAAGAACGCCATTGGCATGGCGATTGCCTGTGAGGAATACGGTGCAAAGTTCTTCGCCAACGGTGCCGCTCCGGGCGGTGTGTTAGAACACCCCGGTACGATTAAGGACCCGCAGCGTGTGCGGGAGAGCTGGCAGTCTACCTTCGGCGGCAGCGGCAATGCGAACAAAATCGCTGTGCTGGAGGAAGGCATGAAATACACGCCCATCGGCATTTCGCCGGAGCAGGCACAGTTCCTCGAAACACGCAAATTCCAAATCAATGAAATTGCTCGAATTTTCCGAGTCCCGCCCCACATGGTGGGCGACCTGGAAAAGTCGAGCTTTTCTAATATCGAGCAGCAGTCCCTTGAGTTTGTGAAATACACCCTTGACCCCTGGGTCATCCGCTGGGAGCAATCCATTCAACGGTCGCTCCTGTCGAAGGACGAAAAAGCCGTATATTTCGTGAAGTTCAATCTGGAAGGCCTGCTGCGCGGCGATTATCAGAGCCGCATGAACGGGTACGCTATCGGCCGTCAGAACGGCTGGATGTCCGCCAACGACATCCGTGAGCTGGAAAACCTCGACCGTATCCCGGCAGAGGATGGCGGCGATTTGTACCTCATTAACGGCAATATGCTCCCGCTGAAAAATGCGGGTGCTTTTGCAAATATCAACACCGATAACGGAAAGGAGGAAAAATCCGATGAAGAAGTTCTGGAATTGGAAAAACAGGACAGTGACCAACGAGGAGACGCAGGAACAGATCCAAGAGAGAACCCTGTTCTTAAACGGCACGATCGCTGAGGAGAGCTGGTTTGACGATGATGTCACGCCGCAGCTTTTCAAGGATGAGCTGATGTCCGGCTCCGGGAATATCACTGTCTGGATCAACTCGCCCGGTGGTGACTGCGTGGCAGCCGCCCAAATCTACAATATGCTGATGGACTACCACGGCGACGTCACAGTCAAGATCGACGGCATTGCCGCCTCTGCCGCATCCGTCATTGCGATGGCAGGCACGAAGGTGCTCATGTCGCCCACGGCGCTCATGATGATCCACAACCCCTTGACGGTCGCTATCGGTGACAGCGAGGAGATGCAGAAGGCCATCGATATGCTCTCCGAAGTCAAGGAAAGCATCATCAACGCCTACGAGATCAAGACCGGCTTGTCCCGCGCCAAGCTCAGCCACCTCATGGATGCCGAGACCTGGATGAATGCCAACAAGGCTGTGGAGCTTGGCTTTGCCGACGATTTGCTGTTCAAAGCAGACGGCGAATGCAGCGCTGCGAAGGACAGCTTCGTGTTCAGCCGCAGAGCCGTCACCAACTCGCTCATGTCCAAGGTCAAGAGCCACCACACCCCGTCCAAACCTGCGAAAAGTGCAGGCACACCCATCTCCGAGCTCGAAAAGAGACTCGCACTTATCAAACCTTAAGGAGGATACAAACAATGAGTAAGATCAACGAACTGCGCGCACAGCGTGCAAAGACCTGGGAGCAGACGAAGGCATTTCTCGACTCCCACAGAAGCGATAAAGGCGTCCTCTCCGTCGAAGACACCGCCACCTATGAGAAGATGGAACAGGAGATCGTCGACCTCGGCCGCGAGATCGAGCGCCAGGAGCGTCTGGACGCTTTCGAGCGTGAGCTGAACACTCCGGTCAATACCCCCATCACGCAGAAGCCCGATACGGCAAAGGTGGACACCAAGACCGGTCGTGCCTCCGATACCTATAAGAAGGCGTTCTGGGCGCAGGCCCGTACCAAGGGTGGTATGCTGACCGCAGAGATCCGCAACGCTCTGCAGGAAGGCGTGGACAGTGAGGGCGGCTACCTCGTCCCCGATGAATTCGAGCAGACGCTGGTGCAGTCCCTCGAAGCCGAGAATGTGGTCAGGAGCCTGGCTCATGTCATTACCACTGCGTCCGGCAGCCACAAGATCCCCATCGTTGCCACCAAGGGCACTGCCGCCTGGGTCGATGAGGAAGGCACCATTCCCGAAGGCGACGATGCTTTCGGTCAGCAGCTCATCGGCGCACACAAGGTCGCTACCATGATCAAGGTGTCCGAGGAGCTTCTGAACGACGCTGCCTTTGACCTGGAAGCCTACTTCCGCACGGAGTTTGCCCGCCGTATCGGCAACAAGGAGGAAGAGGCGTTCCTCACCGGCGACGGCAGCGGCAAGCCCACGGGTATTTTCAATGCCATGGGCGGCGGTCAGCTTGGTGTCACGGCGGCTTCCGCAACTGCCATCACTGCCGACGAGCTGATCGACCTGTTCTACTCTCTGAACAGCGCCTATCGCAAGAATGCCGTGTGGCTTCTGAACGACTCCACCATGAAGAACATCCGCAAGCTGAAGGACTCCAACGGACAGTATCTGTGGCAGCCCGCTCTGCATGAGGGCGGTTTTGATACGCTGCTCGGCAAGCGTATCTACACCTCTCCCTATGCGCCGGAGCTGTCGGCCGGTCAGAAGACCGTTGCTTTCGGCAACTTCAACTACTACTGGATCGGCGACCGCCTGGGTATTACCTTCAAGCGTCTGAACGAGCGCTTTGCGGAGACCGGTCAGATCGGTTTCATCGCATCCAAGCGCCTGGACGGCAAGCTCATTCTGCCCGAAGCTATCAAGGTGCTGCAGCAGAAGGGCACTGCCTCTTCCGGCACCTAATGAAAGGAGGCGGCGGTGATGGACGAGCTTCTCTCCAAAGTGAAAGCCAACCTCATATTGGAACACACGGCGGATGATGCCTTGCTGAAAAGCTACATCACCGCCGCTGTTTCTTACGCCGAAAGCTACCAGCACATCCCGGAGGGCTATTACACGGAGAACCCCATGCCTCCCACCACAGAGCAAGCCGTCATCATGCTGTCGTCCCACTTCTACGAAAGCCGGGACGGTAGCACGGGCGGCTTCTTTGCGGATAACACCGGCGCGGCACAGCAGGTGTGGAACACGGTCAATCTGCTGCTACGCTTGGATAGGCGGTGGCAGGTATGAGTTTCGGAAAAATGAACGGCTTTGCCGACATCGTAGAAACCCGCCAAGTCAAGGACAGCGAAGGCTTCACTCATTCTGAGGATGAAGTCCTCGCTTCCGTCCGTGTGTACCGAGAAGGTCGGCATGGCTCTCAGCGCTGGGCGAACCTCGCTGCATTCAGTGAGGCGACCGACCTGTTCCGCTTTCGGTGTATTCCTGGGCTGACGATCACTACCGACCAGTTTCTCATCTGCGATGACTGTCGCTACGACATTGTGTCCGTGGAGGATGTAAAGGGGCGTGGGATGTACATTGAGGTGCTGGCAAAGAAGGAGGTGCCGACCGTTGGCTAAGTGCGATATGAAAATGCCGGAGGATTTTCTTCTGAAGATATCCAAGCTCGGCAGCAACTTTGACAGCGTTGCGGATACCGTCCTGCAGGCCGGTGGCAAGGTCGTGCTGAAGAAGGTCAAGAGCAATCTCTCCTCCGTTATTGGCAGAGGAACAAAATATGACTCTCGCTCCACGGGCGAACTGGAAGGTGCGCTCGGCCTTTCGCCCTCCAAGCTGAATCGGGACGGCAACCACGACATCAAGGTCGGTTTTGCCGAGCCTCGCTCGGACGGCGGCAGCAACGCCAAACTTGCCAACATTCTCGAATACGGCAAGCACGGTCAGCCTGCAAAACCGTTTCTGAAACCTGCGAAAACGGCGTCCCGGCAGGAATGCATCGATGCCATGACCAAGGCACTGGATGGGGAGGTGGAAAAGCTGTGAGCCTGCTATCCGATTTACAAACCATCGCCGAGCATTGCGGTGTTCCAGTGGAAACGGGTGTGTTCTCCGGCAAAGCACCGGACACCTATCTGGTGATTACGCCGCTGTCGGACAGCTTCGAGCTTCATGCCGACAACGCTCCCGGCTGCGAAACGCAGGAGGCACGGCTGTCCCTCTTCTCGAAGGGCAGCTACACCAAACTGAAAAATGCACTCGTCCGTGCCCTGCTGGGTGCGGATTTTTATATTACCGACCGCCGGTACATCGGCTTTGAGACCGAAACCGGCTACCATCACTACGCCATTGATGTGGCGCAAATCTACGAACTGGAGGAATAAGTTATGGCGACCATCGGTCTTGACAGACTGTATTACGCAAAAATCACCGAAAACGACGCCGGTGAAGAAACCTACGGTACGCCGTCCCAGCTTGCCAAAGCCATCTCCGCCGACCTTTCGGTGGAATTGGCTGAAGCTACGCTCTATGCCGACGACGGTGCTTCGGAGATTGTGAAGGAATTCAAGTCCGGCACACTCTCCCTCGGCATTGACGATATCGGCTCTACGGCGGCATCCGAACTCACGGGTGCGACCATCGACAAAAACAAGGTGCTGATTTCCGCATCCGAGGACGGCGGCGACCCTGTGGCGGTGGGCTTCCGTGCCAAGAAGTCCAACGGCAAGTACAAGTATTACTGGCTGTACCGCGTGAAATTCGGTATTCCGGCAACCAACCTTGCCACCAAGGGTGATAGCATCACCTTCTCCACGCCGACCATTGAGGGCACCATCCTGCGCCGCAACAAAACAGACGCAGGCGGTAAGCACCCGTGGAAGGCAGAGGCACTGGAGGGCGATACGCCCACTGCAACCATCACGGGCTGGTATAAGGAAGTCTACGAGCCGACCTATGCGGCAGGCTCGTCCGTATCGTCTTAATGGAGGAAATGAACTATGGATAACGAAAGAACCGCAGTCATCACCATCGGTGAAGAGGAATACACGCTGCTCCTCACGACTAAAGCCACCAAGGAGATCGCCGGTCGATACGGCGGTCTGGAAAACCTCGGTGAGAAGCTGATGAAGTCCGAGAACTTTGAAATGGCCATCGGAGAGATCGTGTGGCTCATCACGCTTCTGGCGAATCAGAGCATCCTCATTCACAACCTCAAGGATAAGGAACACCCCAAGGAGCTGCTCACCGAAGATGTGGTGGAGCTTCTGACCACGCCCCTCGACCTCGCCGGATACAAAACCGCCATTACAGAGGCGCTCTATAAGGGCACCAAGCGGAATGTGGAAAGCGAGAAAGACGCAAAAAACGCACAAGTCGGGTAACGGTCTCCGATGCGGAGCTGTTTACCCGGCTTCTCTATTACGGCCTTGCCCACCTTCATCTCAGCCAGGATGAGGTGTGGCTGATGCCGTTTGGATTGCTTTTGGACTTATGGGAGTGTCACAAGCAGTATAACGGACAGGCTGTTCCTGCTCACGAACACTACATCGACGATATTATCCCGGACGGAATTTAAGGAGGTGACGGCGAATGGCAGACAGTTTCGGACTGAAGATCGGTCTTGAAGGCGAAAAAGAATTCAAGAAAGCACTGGCGGATATCAATCAGTCTTTCAAGGTGCTCGGCTCCGAAATGAAGCTCGCCACCTCTCAGTTCGATAAAAACGATAAATCCGTAGAGGCTCTCGCCGCACGGAATAAGGTGCTGCGAAAAGAGATCGATGAGCAGACTACAAAAATCGACACTCTTCGCAAGGCTCTGCAGAATGCCGCCACCTCTTTCGGAGAGAACGACCGTCGCACCCAGAACTGGCAAATTCAGCTCAACAATGCCGAAGCCGCCCTCAACGACATGAACCGTGAGTTGGACGAAAACGAGAAAGCCATCAAGGAGGGCGGCAAGGCTGCGGAGGAATCCGGCAGTAAGTTTGAAGGCTTCGGCAATGTTCTCAAAACCGTAGGTGTGGCGCTCGGTGCCGTGGCTGTTGCCGCAGGTGCCGCCGCTGTGAAGCTCGGCAAAGAGGTCATTGCCGCCTATGCAGACTACGAGCAGCTGGTCGGCGGCGTTGACACTCTGTTCAAGGACTCCTCGCAAGAAATTCAGCGGTATGCCGCCAACGCATACAAAACGGCAGGACTCTCTGCCAACGAGTATATGGAGACGGTCACGGGCTTCTCCGCAAGCCTCATCCAGTCTCTCGGCGGCGATACCGAGAAAGCCGCAAAGTATGCGGATATGGCAATTACGGATATGTCCGACAATGCCAACAAGATGGGTACGAATATGTCCTCCATTCAGAATGCCTACCAGGGTTTTGCCAAGCAGAACTACACGATGCTCGACAACCTCAAGCTGGGCTACGGCGGCACAAAACAGGAAATGGAGCGACTGCTTGCCGATGCGGAGAAGATATCCGGTGTGAAGTACGACATCTCCTCCTACGCAGATGTGGTGGAAGCCATCCATGTCATGCAGGAAAGCATGGATATTGCAGGAACGACTGCCAAGGAAGCGGAAGCTACCATTTCCGGCTCTGTCAATGCGCTGAAATCCGCCGTGTCGAACCTCATTGTAGGATTCGGCGATGCGGACGCTGATATGGAGCTGCTGTGCAACAACATGGTGGATGCTTTCAAGACCGTGGTGGCAAACATTACGCCGGTCATTGAAAACATCGTGGCGGCTCTGCCCACGGCGCTGGACGCTCTGCTGACGGCTGTAGGTGAACTGCTGCCCACACTGCTGGAGGCGGTCACCGAACTGTTCTCGCAGGTGCTGGAAACGCTGCTGTCCCTGCTTCCGCAGCTTATCCCGGCGGCGGTGTCCGCGCTTATGACCATCGTGAACACGCTGATTGAGAATCTGCCCCTGCTCATTGATGCGGCAGTTCAGTTGGTGTCCACGCTGGTGACAGGCGTTGCGGATGCACTGCCTACGCTCATCCCGGCAGCGGTGCAGGCTATCGTCACCATCGTGCAAGGGCTGGTGGACAGCCTGCCGATGCTTCTGGATGCAGCGCTGCAGCTTATCACGGGATTGGCGCAAGGGCTTCTGGACGCAATACCAGTGTTGATCGCCGCTCTGCCGGAGATCATCAACGGCATCATTACCTTCTTACTGGATTCGATTCCGCAGATCATTGAAACGGGCATTCAGCTTCTGACATCCTTGGTGGCTGCGTTGCCGGAGATCATTATGGCAATCGTGGAAGCCATCCCGAAAATCATTGATGGCATTATCAATGCGGTGCTAAATGCGATACCGCTCATTATTCAGGCAGGCATCGACCTGCTGATTTCGCTGATACAGGCTTTGCCGCAGATCATCACGACTATCGTGCAGGCGATTCCGCAAATCATCTCCGGCATTGTCAATGCACTGGTCGGTAACATCGATAAGATCATCATGGCAGGTGTGCAGTTGTTCGTTGCGCTGATTGAAAACCTGCCCACCATCATCGTGGAGATCGTCAAGGCCGTGCCGCAGATTATTGCGGGCATCGTGAAAGCATTCGGCTCTCTGATGTATAAAATCGTAGAAATCGGCGGCAACATCGTCAAGGGACTGTGGAGCGGTATTACCCAGCTTGCCTCGTGGCTGTGGGACAAGGTGTCCGGGTGGATTTCCTCCATCTGGGACGGCATCTGCGATTTCTTCGGTATCCATTCGCCCTCAAAGGAAATGGCATGGGTCGGTGAAATGCTGGTCAAGGGTCTGGCTGGCTCCATTGACGACAACGGCGATGAAGCGGTCAAAGCCGCAGAAGGAATGGCAGAGGACATCAACGGTGTCATGGGCGACCTTGCCCACGATATGCAGACGGCTTTGCCAACCGACCTTGATGTGAACGGCTCGATCCGCTCTGCCGTGGACGGCGTGGTCGGTAAGGCGGCGTCCGCTTTCACCATCGCCCTGAACATCACAAATTTCAACAATTACAGCAGTGAGGACATCCGTCAGCTCACCAACGAAGTCATGGAAACGGCGAACCAGTTCGCCCAGCGGAAAGGAGTGGTATTCGCATGAGCTATTTCACCTACAACGGCCGCAGCTCCGCTGATTTCGGTCTGCATATCGAGAAGAAGGACGTGTTCTCAGCACCGGAATACGATGCGGAGTTCATTTCCATTCCCGGCAGGAGCGGTGACATCATCAATCCGAACCGCCGCTTTGCCAACATCAAGGTGACCTACACAGTGTTCCTCGCTCGGAAGAATATA